TAACTAAAGAAAAAAAAGGTAACAAATAATGCTTGTAACAATTGAAGATATTAAAAAATGGAACTTATGTAAAATATTAATTCAAACAGGAAATGTAATAAATGTTGAAATCCCTATAACAGAAGGAAGTGAAAAACATCTTGTTAATATAGATGATGGTGTTATTTCAGCTTTAAGAAATTGTTTTTTACCATTAAATATCAATATTGGGTTTAATTCTGATACTAAAAAATGGACAATAAAGCATGATACTTTAGTTAAATAAAAAAGGGGAGAAAAATGCCAATTAATACTATTCATGGGAAAGGATCGGCAGAAGAATTTATTGAAAATTATAAACGATTTGGAGTTGATAAGTTATGAAAACATTAAAAGAAAAAATAGAATTTGAAAAAATGAAACGTATTTTAAATGTTTGTAATAAACAAAAAGAAGATATGGACGAAGATATGTACATGCTTGTAGTTCCAATTGATATAGAAAACCTCACAGGAGAAGAAATAAGCAAAATATTTTTTATATTTATTGAAGAACGACTTGAATTAGAGTTAATATGGGTTGATCGCATACATTCATTTGCATTTAGAATAACTTATTATGTGCGTGAAAAAAATAATTCCCGCGAAACCAACAACAATAAAGATGCAGAATTATAATGTTATACTTAATAAAATTTGGAGTCTCATTGACGTTTGTTGTTATGTTTTTTATTAGTGCTAGTATGTATTCTAATAGCATAAATCAATATGATTATGTGTCATCACCTTGGCCTAAAAGAATTGCTGCAACTATTTTTGGATTATTAGCAACTAGTTTGTTCTGTACTATTTATTTTGGGTTTAAACTTTTAACTATGAGGTATCTATAATGGAAAATAACAAAATACACAAATTTAACAATTTTACAATAGAATTTAGCCCTATATCTATGAAAATAATATGGCTAAATTTAAATGAAACTAATTATATATTATTAGATTGTATTGAGGCTATTTCAACTCATGAAAATGAATTATTTGTATATACTAAAAAAGGTTTGGCTATAAAAATGTCAATAAACAAATTAAATTCACACAAAGAAATTGTTAAAATAGCAGAGTTAATTGAAAATAAATTATATGATTTTCAAATGCAACTGTTAAAAAGCATGTTCGGAATGAACGAAGGAATACAATTAAATGAAAAATCAGATAAAAAAAAGAAAAAGAATTAAACTATTTCTTATTATTTTTATTTAGGTTTTTTCAGTGATCGCAAATGTTTTAAAGATTTGTTATCAGCCAATTCTTGATTATGATCATGACATGATTCAGAAAAACCTTTGTTAATTAATGTATTACCAATAAAAGGTTTTACATCATAAAAATTACCTTTTATATATTCAATTGTATTGTCTTTGTCAAGCTCTTTTACTTCTACTTTTTTATCATCTTTTTTATCAATTTTTGTTTTAAACTTTTCTTTCTTAAAAGTTTTTAGCATTCTTATTTTCATTAGATTTTACCTCTTTACTGGGCATTAATGATTTTGGTTTAGTTAAAGGCGTATGAAGGGCATGTAATATTTGGCCTATTGTTGCCTGTTGACCAAGAGTAGTTTTTTCATGTTTAGCCCCTCGCTCTATAAACATCTCAATTTGTAATATCATATGATCTGGTAAATCTATTATCATAAAATGTTCCTCATAATTTTTAAGTTAAGCTGCTCTTGTGACAATACAGCTTATATCAAAATAGAATGTTGATCCACTGTTATTTTTTAATTTTATGTAATCATTATCGGCAGAATCAATATAAACATTCAATCCCGCGCCAACATCTTTGTTCGCAAATGTTGTAAAATCAATCATATCCTCGTTTATTAAAGATGACGTTATACTTAATACTGGATCCCCTTTTGATAAAGCTACCCCAACCGACGTTCTTGTTGTTGAAGTCGTTCCGACAAAAAGATTAAACTGCCCATAAAAAGCAACAATGCCTGTACTATAAGTACTTGCTGAAAGTATTGAGGCGTCTTTTACTGTAGAAATTTCATGCAAACCAGTTAGCTTAGAATTTACGTAATCGTTTGCCAATACGGTTGTTTCTGCATATTTTTTTAAATGACTATCTGCAACATTTGATACACTAATATATTTATCATATGAATTTAAAGAATTATCATGATTGGATAGATGGGCATATCCCGTCGCGCCAACTTTGAAATCATTGTCATAATATGAATTTATTGCTTGATAAATCCCAAATGGTGAATGCATGTTTCCAACAGGTGTAAATCCTACAATCAATCCTCCTCCTTCTCGTGAAAGCATATAACCAGGATCCACTTCCGTTTGAACTGCGTCAGAATTATAAACCTCATGTTGGATGGTTGGCCTGTTAGTATATGTGGTGTCGGGTAATCCTGTTTGCTTTATAACAGTCACAATCGTTTTATCTTCAGCCCATGTATCAGTAACTTCAAATATTAAATTTGCGCCAAACACTTTAGTCTGACCACCAAATGAAACTGGGTTGTCAAAGACAACATTATTCTTAAATGTTTTTGCTCCGTAAAAATCATTTCCAATCATCCCATTTATAGTCCCATTATTAGTCAATGTCCCAGAATATCTATTAATCATTGCATATAAAGTTGCGCCAACACCGATAGTTAAATCTGTATCTGAATAGTTTGCTGTTATATAATTTGTATTGCTTCCATCTATTGTAGAAGAGTGACCTAGACTATTAGTCAAAGCATTTACCATTAATCCATTTTCACCGCCGTTCCAATCAAGACATTTATCTCCTCCAATAAAATTTCCTATTACAAATGCTTGATGGCTATCATCTCTAGCCCACCACGCCACTGTTGTGCCGGCACCATGTCCTAGTATGGAATTAACAATATGCGTTTGTAAACCATCACGTGTAGCAATCCCATATGAAGTATATGTATCATTAGCTTCTGTTAGTATTAAGTTTGTAATTGCATTTAGATAACCACCACCTAGCCCCGCATTATAACCATAAGCTCCTGCCTCATCATTAGTATCATTAGCATTATGATAAGCATAATTACACAGTAAATTTAAAGTACCACTAGATACTGTACAACCAGTTGTCCCATAAGATTCTATTCTGTCAATCGACCATTCTGTAGAATCAACAGCCGATGCTAAATTGCAATACAATCCTACCCCTGAGTAAACACGTGAAAACCCAATATACCCGCGCATATCTTTAGCCACATCAATTTCCTGATCAAAAGCGCAATTTCTTCCATCTAAAAATACATAAGATTTGTTTGTGTTAATAACTGTGTTATAGAAATCAGTCGAGCCTTTTATAGTATAAGGTTTATTATAAGAAGCATCGGTAATAGAAGCTAAAGCAGTTGAAAAATCAGTATAATCACAATGAGCATATCCAACTGTTACCTCTTCAGGAACAGCATTTACTGACAAATTGTTATAATTAGTCCCATCATATGCTTTGTGTCTTCCGGCTTGATCGACTAAACTATCATCTCCAGATTCTTTTGGAATTAAACCATAATCACTTGTCCCTTGATCTATACGGTTCCAATTACTAGATGCCGGGCCTCCTACAGCTTCTAAATTTGCTTTACCATCAACACCAGAAGTAATTGTTACTGTTGCGCCAATACTAGTTAACTGTTCAGATAAATTATTCAATGAAACAAGTTGATTATCACCATTGGACATCGTTAATCTAGAATGAGTTAAGTTTGTTAATTCAACAGTTGGCATTTCTTGAATTTCTGTAAAAATATTAGCTTCATTTTTAAATGCTATTTGGTTGTCTAATTGTGCTTTTCTTAAATCAGCCATAATGTTATCCTCTATATGTTGTTTTTATGGTTATATGTTGTAACATCTAAAATGTCTTTTTCTTCTTGTGTTAATTCTCTATCAAAAACAAATGTAGCATTGTCAGAATTGCAAATTAATATAAATTTATGGTTTGTAATAGCATCCTGTACTTCATTTGATAAAAATATTTGATTTCCGTCTCCATCTATACGATTTCTGTTGTTGATATCCCAACATTTTCCTGTTTCGCCATTTACATCATAATTAATAATTTCACGATTATATTTATATTCAATAGACATTTCATTTCCTCCTATAAGGAATATTTAACAATACTTCCTGTAACATATATATTTCCTCCAATAGTCTTTGTATCAATAAACAAAGTCCCATTCATCCCGGAAGACAAATTCAAGAAAAGTGAGGACACATTAAGTTCATATAATTTATCAGTATAACCAGTAAAATCATAAGTTTGTGTTGTATCGCTTTGAGTATGTTGATTATAAAACTCTCCCACTTCACAACATTCTGAAGTTAAATCTATGTCTTTTCCGGCTCCGGCCGCGCCAGCCGCAACAAAAAATTGAACAAATACACCGTTTATTACTCTTGCATCTAAAGGAGCATAAATTGGGATCCTCCCACTGGCAGCGCCTCCAATAATTTCAACCTTATAATTTCCATAATTACCGTCATATATTGGTTGGCATCTATGTTCTTTTTCAACCAAATTGTTTGGTAAACTTATATTTAATCCAGCTCCTATGACTGAATTGTCCGGACTTCCTGTTATATTGATCCTATTAACTGTACCCGTAACTGTTCCTTTTGTAATAACCGGTTCTTTTCCTGAATTCAATGTATCCAAAGCATCAGATACAAAAGAACCAGATACTGAGCTATCATTATCAATTTGTGAAGCATCATAATCACTAGCATTGGCAGTAATATCACCAATTCTAGTGAATACACTAGATACAGCTCCACCTCCACCTCCACCTCCACTTTCATAAGAATAATAGTAATTTAATTTATCATCAGCTATAAGAACTGGATTATTTAGCCATGTTAAAGAAGTGCCAGAAACTGTATAATCAGTTCCATATATTTTTTCTTGCCCATTTAAAGTGAATATACCTTTTGTTGGATAAGTAGGTGTTTGTGTAAGTATAAAAACAGTTTGTCCGTTTGCAGCTGTGAATTGATTTACTTCTGGAGTCGCCATTGTTGTCTCTATCTCGACCCATTCTGCTGCACCTATAGTATTATCTTTGCAAATGTAAGTAAAATTAGTTACTGTATCTAGCCAAAGATCACCATTAAGAACACCTGTGCTTTTATCATCATTAATAGTAGGAGCATTATTATCTAAATGTGTTTGACTAGATTCTAATTTTATCCATCTTCCAGGGGCTGGCAATGTAACATCATTAGGTTTGATTACATTAATATCATTTTGATCATCCGTAGAAGATGGCGCCCAATAAAATAATCCTAAATCTGATTTTAGAATTACATTTTGAACTCGAATAATAGCAACAGTTATTACGTCTTTAATGCTAGTTAAACCGCCTTTTGCTTCAATAATAGATACTGCTTCTAAATTTCTATTGCTCATAGTTAAACTCCGGTTTTTTTAATATAATGATTTCCTAAATCATCATTATAATGTTGTACTAAATCACTTACATAAAATAAAAATGAAGGAGGAGGTAATTCATGGACTTTTCTCAGACGACGAAAAATACCTTGCGGATATTTCTCTCTTAAACCGCTAAATATTAAATACATTTTTATTTCCTACCTATAAAATTCAATATTGATATATGCATCTTCAGTAGTTTGATAATAGATAGTTGTGATCTCTCTAACATCAACTACTTCCGGGTTCATTCTAAGAGCTTCGTTTGAAGTTGCACCTAATATTGGCAACGTAAATGAGCTCTCACTGATAAAATAATTGTGAGAAGCATTAAAAATTGCCCATCTAGCATCAGCGGGTACAGCAACACTTCCTTCAATTAACTGTTGAGAATATGCCTGATAAGATGTATCTGGAATAACTATAGCATAAATAGGCGTTGATCTATTATCTTTGCCCGACTCTAATTGTTTCATAATAACCCCCTATAAGCGTGAAACATTAACACGACCTTTAAAATTTTGTTTCGACTGACTGTTCTGAAAATCAGCTAATAAACCAAGCTCTAGTGCTTGAGCAAAAGTACGGAAAGCGTCCGAACCATGTGATGCCCAGTTATGATTTGGTTTTAAACCATAAATTCCTTTTTTATCATTATATTTTTTATGGTAACTCTTTAAACATTCTATACCATGACTACAATTTATGCTATGTATTATACATTTAGGTAATATAACACGACAAAGCTCTATACCATTAAGAATGTTATCAATACATGGAACAATAGCGCAAGTAAGACCAAGGCTTTTTGCTTCTCCTTCTAATGTCCCAATTAAACTTTCATTTGCACCATCATGAGGGAAATAGTCACATTTTACATATATCCCTAATTTCTTTTCTCTTCTCTCATTTTCTTTTACAAAATAAGTAAGGCGTTCATTATTTTTCTCATAATAATCAATAATATAGTGTCTATTGCGAAGTATGTCGCTTTGTATTGTCCAAACTGCGGTATGGTCTCTATGTCCTATATCATAAAAACGATTCGCAACCATTCTATCATCAATCTCAAAATCAATAATTCTATCATTCTCACGTAAATAACGCAGTTGATTTGAATAATAAGCACCTTTTAAAGCAGCCTCAAAAGAACAATAATATTCTTGGTCAATCATATCTTGAGACATACCAGATCTTCGTTCTTTTTCAATCATTTCTTCTGATATAGCTCTTTTCCCTTCAAAATCAAAAGTATCTTCTACTGTTTTAAGACTCACAAACCAATCCGGATTATCTTTATTTTGCACATATAAATCATATGCATGATTACCACCACGAGGAGTATAAATAAAAGATGCCCAACCATTATTTTCGCTAAGTATTGGCCTAATTAAATCCCATGCTAAAGGATTTTGTATACTATATTCTGAAAAAATAACTCCAATTGGGTTAGTCCCCATCCATGAATCATAGTAATCTGTCCCACCAAAACGAATTATTGACCCGTTAGAAAGTGTTAGTTTCATATCTGAATTGTTAACACCAACAATTAAGTCTTTGGGGAAATGATCTAAAAACCTTACACCATCTTTATCACGACCCTCCCAAATAGCTCGCCTAGCTTGTGTAAGAGTCGGAAATGTATATACATACATCCCAACTCTTTTCATTGCAGCAGCTGGCAAAATATTATCCCATGTTTTATCTTTTCCTGCTCGTCTATGCCAAACGTTTATAAAACGCTTATAACCGTCTTTAAAGAAAGCATCAAATACTTCCTTTTGATAATCTCTAGGTTTATATTTGTAAGGTAATACAATCATAATTTCCAGAATCCTGTAAGATATACAGTAGGTGGCATATTATTATGTGCAACATTCCCACCTGTTGCTGAAGTAGTTGACGATCCTTGATTAAAATAACCCCATACTCCTTCTCCGCCTTTAGCACCTAAAGTTGTTATTGTTAAATCATGTGTATGAGAAGGCATTTCCGATTCAATTAATGTATGTGTTTCAGCACCATATACGCTACCAGCAATTCTTGCAGTCAAACTAGCATCTGCACTACCTGCAATACCTATAGAACGTTGTGATATTAATCCTGTACGCATTGCTCTATTTGCATTCCAATCATCAATAGCTGATACACTTCTAATAACTGGCGTTCCACCACTATCATAAACTTGAAAGCTTGTTATATCTAATTGTTGTTCCCACAAAAATATAAAAAGATCTTTTGTATCATCATTTGCTCTTTCAGTTGCATTTGAATTAGCATTACCAATGCTTGTATTACGAGCCATTACATACTGATCTTCCGTGAATTGTCCATAATAACTAGTAGCACCTGCTTGAATAAATGATCCTGTAGGAATTACTTGCTGACTTTGTACGTAATCAATTAATTCAGTTAATGTCTGCCCAGTATTTGTTTTAACATTCCAACATCCTATATCATCTGATCCTGGCGCAAGTTCTGTTTGAGAGGATAATTCACTTCGCAAAGCATCAACATCGGTATTTTCGATTTTAACTGCCACCAAATTACCTTCACTATTTGCCGACCAAAATTCAGCAGCTTCTAATTCAGGGATTGTAAGCTGACCTTCTTTGGCGTCAATATCAACATTATAAGTTAATCCCCGTTGTTTAATTAATGAATATACTTGTTGAACCATCATGGTTTGTTTATCAAATTCTTCGTCTAAATCTTTTGCAGTAAATGTTCCAGATTCTTCAAAACTAGTTTCACGGTCTAATGACATATCTCGATCAATTGTAATAAGATCATTTTCATTAGCGCCTACTAATAAATTAACATTGAAACCTGTAGGATTATCAACCCCTGTAATTGTGTAATCAACATTTAATTCAAGTGCTGTCCCAATGGGATTTGATGGATCACCGTCAATACGTTGATAAACTTTGGCATCTTCAGCTCTTAAAATTTCAAAATTAGCTGCAAATAATTGTTGGCCAGCAGTTGCCGTAATATGAACCAAAGGATTATTGCTTGTAACAGTCATAATATTTCTCCGTTATGGCATCCAAAGATAATGTTGATTTTCTTTGTTTGCTCTATCAATCAATTTCTCACGATAATTAGGATCAACCAATTCATGTAATTTATTAAAAATAGCATGATCCATAATAGCTTTAGCATATATTAAATTACCAAAAGGTAGATTGCTTTTTAATAATGTAATAGCCTTATTCCCTATATTCTTCCCTTCGCTTAATCTAACTAACATATCAGCTGTATCAGCGAAGTTTGTTAACACCGGGCCTCCAAATTGTTCTAAAAGATCTGGATTACGCCCATATTCATTCATAATAAATGATCCATATATTCCCAAACCACCTCCGTCTACTAATGAATGGAACCATGTTTTTGGATCTTGCAACGAAGGAAGTGCCTTACCAAGAGCTAATGCGCTTCCTGCATATGATAAATATCCATATGGTATAGAACCAAGAATATATTTTAACATACCATTATAATCTACTTTACCACTTCTTAATGCTTGGTATAAATTTTCCTCACCATTTTGACCATATATAAATCTTCCAAATGTTCTCCTCATCATCGATACATGATATGATTTAAACATATTAAGTAGCTGCCAAATCTTGCCTCCCAATCTGTCTGTTGGTAATCCCATTTGCATTAAAGATCTATCTGATTCTGTAGGCAATATTTTTCCATAAGCAGTTTGATCTGTGAACATATCATAAAGCATTTCGTGAACATCACGTCTAGCAGCCTCTAATTTTACTGCCGAAGTTTTTGGTAATTTATTGCCATAATAAATTTTAGCAATACTTTCATCTGATAAATCTTGTGCAATAGCAGGAGTAAGAAATTTTTTACCTCCAACTTTTGTTAGAACTTCTTTGTTAGATTGTAATAACTTCCAAATCTTATCATCAACTCCATACCTTTGAAAAATTGCTTTTTCGCTTTCTATTAAATTGTCAAATGATTTATCAAGTTCACCAGCTAGATGATTTCCTATCATATATCCCATTGTCCATCTAGTAGTATTATCCCATCTATTAATTAATGTTAATGTATCTTGTATTTGCATTAACTTAGCAAAAATTCCACCAGGTAAATCAGGAGCACCAAATTTGCTAAATAAATTGCCCATTATCCCATCTGAATAAATGCCCATTTGTAAACCTATTTGTTTCAATTCTCCTTCTGGTAATCCTTTCATAAAATTTGTCCATGCTTCTGTAGTCGGTTTTAACCATGTAATACCAAATGGTCTTAAAGCTGAAACCATTGTATTAACATCAGGTGTTGAATGAAGAGTAATTGCTCCTAAATGTAAATATTTTATTGTTCTCCAAGCCTGAAATATATGTCCTGTTAAACCATCCATAGGTTTATAAACATCACCTAATATAGAAGATAAAGTTTGTCTTGCTCTTCTAATGTTTCGTTTTACATACGGATTTTCGCGAGATTCTTCTTCATACTTTCGTATCAATCCTTCACCAAATGTTCTAGGACTTGAACCAAGTTTTTTCATTACTCCTAACGCTCTACCCATTGATCTGAGTTGCTCTATAACAGCATCATGTACATTTCCAAACCCATATTCACGATTATATTTAATCCAACTTGAAGCATCTTTAAAATGTAAAACACGTTTCGCGCTTAACTTTTTACCCCAATTACTTCCTGTGCGTGTTATTAATGGATTACCGCCATCATCATAAGGTACTTTATGAATACCAGTTGTAATAGATGTATAAACACTTTTATAAAACTTTTCGGCATCTGCTTCTGAAACATTTTCTAATGTTCTTTCCTTGTCTAACAATGGTTCTATTATTGATTTCCATCTTTTATATGCTATGTTTTTTAATTCAACTCTTACTTTATCAATATTTCCACGCATTTCTTTAAATAATTTAATTCTTAAAACAGAATCTTGTAATGATGATCCTGTTGCGCTTAACATTCTATGTGCATTGTGCACCAATTTTGCTATGTAATTACCTGATTCAGAAATATTGGCTCCTAACATATTTAATTCTTTTATAAAAATTGAACGTGTTGTTTGAATAGCTTTTGCAACTTTTGATATATTAGGGTCATCAACTTTTTCACCATATAGTGCTTTTCCTATATTATCTCCATAAGCATTGTTTTTAAATGTTTCAGTAACTCCATCCTTGTCTAATCTCATTAATACATCTGACAATGGCCTATTTTGATTGCTTAATATTGAAGCAGACACCGATCTTCTGCTAAGTTTTTGAGGGGCTTCCATCCCATTGAGAAAAGCGTTAACTCCTTGATCTCTTCTTTTAAATTGTTCAACTTGTTCATTTGCTTTTGCTCTTAATTTAACATTAATTAATGCTTGTCGTTGCGTTTCTTTTACTCTTGCTGTTTGTTCTGCAATTAATTCATCAATTGACATATTATAAGCTTCAGCTTTATCACCTTTTAACTGCTCATATCGAGCCCTTGCACGAGCATGAACTTCATCTAGCAGAGCTTCAGCATCTTCAGGATTATCAAAAAATGCTTGTGTTGCTCCAATAAAATCAGTTAAACATGTATTAGGTATTGCCATTATAATTCACTATTGCCTCGTTTTGGGTCTGTTTGACATTTAAAATAATCTTTTAAAGCTTGGCTTATTTTTTTGCTATTTCCTACTTCTTCTTCAGCACGTCTAACTAAATTTTGTTGATCTTTATCTAACAAATTATTATCTCTCATTTCATTAACATCTTCACTTAAACTTTGTATTTCCTTATCTAAATTTGTTTCTGGTTGTGCTAATGTTTCATTATTTATTTTATGCTCATCAAGATAAGTAGTTACATTACTATGCCATGAGTTTAAATTATTTACAGAGCTTTGAAGTTCATCAGGACTTAAACTATTAGGTTTGTTTATTAATAAATCAGAATAAGCATCAGTTTCTTTCTTTGAATTATCTAATATCTGTTTTTTTATACTTAAATTATCTACTTTTGATTGATCTCCATCTTTTGTCGCTTTTTCAATATCCTGATTAATTTTTATAACCCTATCATCAAGATCTGTCTGTACTCTCTTTACATCAGAAGGTAACAACTTACTTTGCTTAGATTGTTCAAACATTCCGTTTTTCAAGGTTGGTTCGACATTAACTTGTTTGCCAGCTCTCATTTGTTCATCAGCTATAGTAAAAGCCTGTTTAACACTGTCTTGTGAAACAACTGGATGAAAACCAAAAGCTGTTCTTAGCACTCCTCCCGTTAATGCACCTAATCCAATATTTTCAGCAGTTTCTTTCCATGTTACTGGTTCTTGTAATTCGTCTTTCATTCCTTTATAGCTTAAGGCTAATGGTGTCATTAGTGCCGCACCTTCTCCAATTCCAATACCAGCCTTTGTTAATGCTCGTGTTACAACATTTTCACCTAATTTTGTTAATAAAAATTTAGAACCTAATTTGCTTGCAATTGAATTTAATACATTTCCTCCTATAGAAGTTAAAGGAGACATTGCAGAACCAATAATCCATCCAGTAGTTTTTTCACCTGTGGTTAACCAACCCTTGGGCATATTATTAATTAAGTCTTGATGACCATCTTGAATTGCTTTTCGTTCCGAAGTAAGTCTGATTACATTCTCATATCCTCCCTTAGGAAAATTAACATTAGGATATTTTTTGGAAGCATCTTTAGGAGTTAAAAAATCACCATGATTTATATAACGATTAAAATATTTATGTACTTCAAATGCTCCTAAAGCTAGCGGAGTGCTTGCCACGGCATTATAAATTTCAGCTAAGGTACCGTCAGTTTGTGGGGTGTTTGGCTCAACCTCGTAATCAGAACGATCTATAAGAGTGCTATCAGGTAATGTAATTGGACTATATGGCATTATCTTTCATCTAACCCCACGCCTAATTGTTTTGGTAATGTTTTTGTTCCAATATTAATTATTTTCTTAATATCTCCACTTAAAATTGCTGGAAATAATTCCAAACCACCTTCTATTATTGGTGGGACATTATGCATTAGATTGTATTTAATAGAGTTTTTATAAAAATCACTTGTATGATCTTGTAACTTTTTAAAATTAACAATAAATTCTTTATTATCAACTGTTTTAACTGGAGATCCAGAATGATCTACTAAAATTAACCCTCGTTGATCAGCAGTTGGTATAAAATGACTATTTGCTAATAATGTATTTTTATATTGTTTTGGCAATAAATTTGGCATTGTTCCTATTATTCCAGCTGGTATTTTTAAATCAGAATTAAATGCCAAATGTTGTAAGTAAGAAAAACTCCCGTGTACTGAATTTGACGAAACATCATTAGGATGAAAATAAGTATATCCTTTATAATTATCAAATTTCATCCCAGCATTTAATATTTGACCAGATAAATTAGCGGCAGTTTCAGAATTCATATTTTGTGATTGCATTAATTGTGCTGCTAACAACTGGGCATGTGACAAATAAGAATTTAAAGGTTTATTTATATTTCCTCCCATCCCATATAATACATCGGCATAATTTTTTATACTATTTGCCTTATTGATTCGCTGCATAAGCTTTTCAGCAGTCAAACCCTCTTTTTCTAATATTCCACTATAATCTTTTATACCATTTGGTTTTGACCATGATAAAATAGCATCAGCAGCATAATGTCTAAATTCAGGTGATTGTGTAATCCTAATTGTATATTGAGTTGCTTGTGGTAAACCATTTTTCTGAAGATCTCTAATTACATATGCCTTAGACTGTGGAGGGTATTGTTGTACATATTGAGATATTTTATCAGCTTGCTGTCCTAGACCCCACTTTTTAATATCTGAAACTACTTTTCTAGCATCTGAATTATTTAAAACCCTAATGTTTTTATCTTTAATACCTAGTGTTTTTTCAAATCTTAATTTTGCTACTGATTCTGTAAATAATTTTGAATATTTCGGATATTGATTAATTGTAGATTGAAACATTTTTTTATATGCCGGATATCCTTCTATTGTATGCGCTGGATTTCCTTGTAATTCAGTTAGATGGTCTTTTAATCGTTTAGCAACATCTAAATTTATCTCATGCTGTCTTTCGCTAGCAGGAATATTATCCTCGCTAGTTAATTCGCTTATTTTGTTTTTTAATGTTGTTTGAGTAGAAAACCGATTTGCATCATACATTGTAAAATTAATATGAGCATCTTGAATATAATTTGATAATGCTTGATATTTTTTTGGTGCAACTGCATACATATTAGCTAATGACTCTTTATCCAGTCCTCTTCCATTATAAGCATCAAAAACTAATTGTTTTTTATGTTCATCATATGTAGCTTGATTAAAACCATCTTCTTGAGCAAATTGCTTATCAATGTTTCTAAACATAGATCGCATTCTTTGTTTTCCAGTAGCAGAGAACCAAGAGTTAAACGAATTTCCTTGAAAGAAAGATTTTTCAAATTGTTTCTGTGTTCCACTCTTTTTATGAGTTATATATTGTCCAAGCACTACTTGTTTGTGCATTTCATCATCAAGATGTGCTTCATAAACAGACGCTCTTTCCTTGTCTAAATAACCACTTCTTACTCCATCATTAACCATATCTTGTGACTTGGTATAATATGTCATTCCACCATTATGATCACCATTATAAAAATCATTAGACATTTGATTTGAAAACTGATTAAAAGAAGATGTAAATTTTAAAAATGCTTCATTTTGAGTTTGTTTTACAATTTTATTATTTAATTGCAAATTATATTTGTTAGTTTGATGAGATAATAAATTTTGTATAAAAATTTTGTTTTCTTTGTCTTTAACATTTGTCAATGTCCCTTTTGCAAAACCATCCATGCTCTTATTAAAATAATCTAAGCCATCTTTCGGACTTTCCATTTGAGAAGCTTCAATATAATATTTAGAAGCATTCTTTAATACATCAGCACCTGCTTCATATTTATTAGACTCTAAAATAATTTTATTTTCTTTTAGCTTTTCTTCTTCTCCAATTTGTCCTAATGCTGATCCAATTTTTTGTACACTTTGCCATACAGGAGCAGAACTAACAACCGGTGCTGGCTCTATTAAAGCTGTTGAAGTATATGTTGGTAATTCAGCCACTATTATTCTCCTATATCAAAAATATTTTGAGCATCATATTTAGTTGGATCCCATACATTTTTTGCTCCCCATCCTTCTAAAAATCTTCTTGGATCATAAGGATTTTCTGATAATGATCCACCTGCTTCCTTATATTTTGATGGTGTTTTTGCTCCATAAAACATTGATGCAGCTTTAAACACATTGCTTCCTATTCCTATAAACTCTTGCTCTTCAGTATTTGATATTTCTTGATCAATTGCGTTTTTCTTAAATGCCAAAGTTAAATTATCTGCTCTTCTATCTTGCGCAAATTGATTAAATGATTCTTCAGTAATAGCAGTAAAAGAAGCAGAATCAGGAGAAAAACCACTTGCAGCCTTCCCAACAGCTTGTTTAGATAAAACTTCCTCCATTTCATTATCACGTTTAATAGCTTTTTCATTAGCAGCTATTTGTTCTTGACGTTCACGTTCTTCTAATGCTGAACGTCTTGCGCTTGCTTCTTCAATTGTTCCGACAGTACCAAATGCTGCGCCTGCTATCATCAAAGGAATTGCTATCTCACCCATATTAGCTCTCCGAAAAATTTATGCGATAACCAATTGCTAATATTGTCATTGGCAAAGGATCACGCTGTGTAATATCAAAAGTCTGGCGAGGTTCCCAATCATCTAAAATATTAATTTCTTGAAATCCACTTTGTGGATCAACTGGTGGATAATCAAATTCCTCATTAAATTTTCTGACAGGAATAATTTTATTTTCAACATAAATACCTGCTGATTCATAATAATCAATATAAATATCAGATATTCGTCTTTTACAATAATCAGTCGGCCCGGTTTTTAATATTGTATTTGGGGGTAATGGTCTCAAAAGAGGATTCCATATTAATCCTACTTCAACTGTAGTTGCTTCAATTTCAATAGTAATTTCACCACCATGCACTGTTTTATTAGGTAAAACATAACCATCTGCTATTACACGAACTTCTTCACTTTCTAAATGATCTAATCCAGTTATTACATTAGTTGGTGAACCATAAGTATATTTAAAAGCACTGTCAGTAAAACTATTAAAATCTAGTTTTTCTAAATAATAAACTGGCAAATCATTTATTGTACGCTTTACTATGAAATATATCTCATCTCCTACAGAAGTTATGCGTTCAAAAGTTCCATCTACTCCACATTCAGTACTGCTTAATGTCCAAGCTGATACGGCCTCATCTTTAAGAGTTTGATATACAGCTAAGTTCCCGTCTTCATTTATCAAAAACAAATAATTAGCATCTTCTAATCTTGCCCCTTGTAAAACGGCTCCATTTATCGGGAAATTTATCAAATGAGAGGATATTATTGAAATATTTGTTGAATGATAACCATTTGCATTATAATCAAATTCATAACTCATAACTCCTTTGCCACCCTTTTTAACATAAAAAGTTTGGTTATCTAAAATCATAGGTTCTATGTTTTCTGAACCATTTCCACTTTGTTTTCTTATTGAAATATTTGCTGGCTCTAATGGCCTCCCATCAATTTGTGGTGCTGCATATTCAGCAAATGTTGTAAATATTTGAAAACTTCTGTCACCAATTACATGTTTAATTTCTGTATCTTCAGCAATATCAACTTGAATAGCGTCGGCTGGTCTACCTCGTCCAATATCAAAATTATCAAAATCACTTGAAACTGACATAACAATTGTGGCAGGAAGAGATTTACAACCACCATAAATACAACGTCCTTCATAAAATGTTACTGTTGTCGGCCATCCTTTTGGATCACTCCAAATTGGTTGTCCTAGAAATACATTTTTACCGCTTACACCACTTGAAAAACTATCAGCAAATGTTGAAATAATATCAACAGTAACCACTGTAGTACTTGTAAAACCAGTTATTCTAGCAACACCATCTTCTAGTGAAAGTGCCTCTCCAATACCTATAAAAATACCACCGACATAATTTGCATCAAATAAAGCAGCACTAGCAGTAAGAGTTAAACCACTTCCTACTTTTACATCTGATAAAGTAAAATCAATAGCATCATAATTCTGCAAGAAATCATAAGATGGGAGATTTTTAAAAACTACTGTATTGAATGTCCATGTAACATCATCTGCACCTTTTATTAAAATTCTTGGGGCATAATCTGGATGAACTACTCGCAAAGCATTATGTGATTGTGACCATTTTATTTCTAATCCTTCTAAAATCGTTCCAGGATATGGCGTCACAACACTAACTTTAAATACACCATCCAAATAAACATCAACTTTTAAATGTTGCCACACTAATAAATATTTTTTAGCATCACTAAAATTAAAATAACCAAGCATATATTGATTATCTGAAACATTTATTTGATTAACAAAATCACTTCCAAATCTTCTTTTAGCTCCACCTTCAGGAGTAATTACCATATTGCGTATTCGTTGAGCACATTTTTTATAAATCTTTAAATCTGTTTTAGCAATTAACTTTGGGGATAACTCACCATGCGTAAAATCATATTGTTTTATATTTACTAACATAATAATCAACTAAAATGTGCGGAGTAAAGGGCATCATTTTGAATTGTAGGATTAGGCATTTCGCTTGCATCTCTTGCCATTGATGCACTTGTTTGTTTAATAGCTTCAGCTTGCGCCCACGCAGCCATTTCAGGCTTTTGAGTAATTAAAAATGCTATCTTAGCAGCTAATTCAAAAATTATAGCTGTAACAAAATGTTCTCTAAATTTATTCTCTTCTGGACGATAAACATACTCCATTTGTAAACTAGTTTGATTTGAGTATAATTTATCACCATAAATAGCATAATTGCTATTAGGAAAAACCCTGTTTACTTTATATAAAGTTGGAAAAACAGGAAGTAAATATTGATATTTCCATGTGTCAATTGGAGGACTTTCTTCAAGTCTGCTCAATTGCTGAATATCTAATGCAAATCTCCAAGGGTGACGAGTTAATAAATCACCAATAACTAGATAGATTTTTTTCCTAAAATATTATAAGTCCTTGAAATTATTGAAACTTTACTAGCCATAATCGATCCTCTTAATAAATATAATTAATGGGTAAAACCAGCACGTAAAAATGGTGTCCGTCATTGACCCCATTACGCGCGGGTAAACCCAACTATTAGATAATTAAAGTTGTAACTACATCTGTAGTAAGATCTGTTATTTTATATAGATGCTCATCATCAGTTGCAACTACCCATAACAAGTTTTTTAACTTCAAACTATCTTTTATGATATTTAAGTAACCAGCTGTAGACATTGTAGCAATATCATCTGTATCACTAGTTACAGTAATAAAATCTTTAGCTTCATATGCCATTCCAACACTTTGAAAAGCTACTTTTTTTACATCTAAAGTCATAATATATCTCCTATTTATGCGGTTTCATCACAACCGATTTTGATTAAACCTTCACCTAGTAAAACTGAAGAACCAGCAGCAAGTGTGGAAATTGATAGCCACGAATTACGCTCAGCTGACCAATCAATTTCAACATTAGCTTTTTCACGATGAACTAAACCGACAGATTGACGATTCCAAGCAAAGCAAGTACGAATATCGCCTGTTTTTGGAATTCCCCCCTCTTCAACGTCTCCAAAGATGATAAAATTCATATTTAAGAAACTATTTATTCTGCCCTGATTTAATACTCGATTAACATTGTAATCATAATTTGTTAACTCTTCTTCTTTGTTCAATGCTTGAACTTCAGCAGCATGCATCATCACAAAGCGATCCTCAAAAGGAACATTACCTTTAGTAAACAAAAATTGAATTTCAAGTAATTTGTCAAAACTCATATTAGTTCCAGCATCAACAATAACATTACTAGCGGGTACAGTTGCATCATTCATTCCATCTATAATGAACTGATCTAAACGTCTACCAGCAGCATTTGCATGTTTAGATGCCAATTGAGAACGTTCATCAGCATTTACAAGAGCTTGTTCACCACGATCCACGGGTATATTCAAAGCAAATTCGTCAAACGTAGTTACAATACGGGTATGATCTAAAGTTGTAGGAGCAATAATAGAACCATATGCACCACGTGGTTTCATTGTTGTTGCACCTAAGATCGGCCATTTATAAGCGTCTCCAACAACGCCTTCGCTTACTTCTATGACAGTTCCCATAAGTTTCTGTGTACCTTCAAATTTATTAGTAAATTGGTCACGAAACATCTGGACACTGACAGCACTTAATGGATTAATTGCCATTGTTTTAATCTCCAAATAAAAATAAAAAATTAACCTAGTTTTTATTCTTTTGCGGAGTTAGCTCACCGAGGTCACCACAAGAATGGTTTCCGGTCTTCGGTTGAAGTTAGCAGAAACTTTATTTAATAGTAATTAATTAATAAATAATTGTCAACTATTTGTTTCTTCAAGGAAAGGGTGCGTATGACGATTATAATTGTTTCCTCCATACTTCTTTTGATACATATCATCAACATGTCTTCGATAATCTTTATCTTGTAGATATTTTGGATCTTTCATCATCTCTCTCAATTCATGTGCAGCGGGAACATTAACTGTTTGTTGATTTTGAGTTGGAACAGGATTTGAGGTCAATCTATCTCTAACATCTTTCATAAAATTAACACCGTTTATATCTTTTATTAACTTCTTGTATTCTTTAGCTTTTTCTTGACCGAATGTATTATCAGCCCAAGAACTTAATTCGTCTAATTGTTGTTTTCCCGTTGTACCTAAAGCTTTTAAAGCATCTGTTGTTTTATTTTGATTTTTAGTCTGTTGTTCACGTGAACTATCTACCCACCACTTTAAAGCTGCTTGATATTTTGTTTCTGGTACATGGGATTTTTTACAAAAGTCATTAAACCATCCCAGCATCGGATCATCAGATTTAAATTTAATATTTTCATATCCATCTCCTAAATCTGCTGAATATGATTCTGGCACACTTTGTCGTTCTTTATAAATGTCTTCTAGTTCTTTTTTATCACCAAGCATTTTACGCAATTCAGACTGAGCCTTTGCTTGTTCTGTTACTGTCTTAAATGTCTTAGCATTAAACCAATCAGGAGCTTCACCTTCGCCTTTTATATCTGCATCATAAAACCATTCTAAATTGTGAGTGGGATCATAATCTCCAGCTGGGTTGTCTGGTATTAATTGTTCTGATTTTGTTTCACTTGGAACATTATTAGCATCAATGACACCAGCGGCAATGCTAGAAACATCGGCATTTGCAATTTCTGACGGACTTTCACTCATAATTCCACCTATTTTTGTTGTTTAGTTTTAAATTCAATCATTTTTTGTTTGCGATCAGGAAGTGATTTAAAAAACCTGATTATATCGTTTTGACCTTCTCTGATCCTGGAGAAAGCATCTGTAAATGTATA